CGGCGGCATCGGCGGCGGCACGGGCGGCGGCATCGGCGGCATAGACGGCGGCATAGGCGGCGGCATTGGCGGCATCGGCGTTTTCTTCCGTCTGCTCCTTTAGCCACTTTTCAGCCGCTTCTATTGCCCTCCTCGGTCTGTCGTCTTTTGGGTGTCCCTGCTCGAAAATAGGCAAAACAAGCCTTGCTGAGTAAATCGCAAGCTTGACCGACTTTTCCTTTGTCCAGTCCCATGTCTTTACAACTCGCATATACTCACAGGTTAGCTTATCATCTCCCTCGATAACCTTGCCCTTATACTCGACTTTTGCCAGGATTTCGCCTTGCACGTAGTTCAAGGCATCCTGGATGTACCGCGAGGCATTGAGACCTTTGCACTCCTCCGTTGGGGCAGGAACTTGCCTCCACTCGCCGATAACCCAAGGGCTCTTGTCTCTATCTGACAAAAGCCCTGTACGCAAAAACTTATAGGCCGTTTTCATCCTTCGTTCTCCTTGTTCTGTGCCTCGAAACTCCTGATCATCGCGTCGAGCTCAAAGTCTTTAAACTTCGCCTGTGTCCTAAACTTCTGGTGCAAGGCTTCATACTCGGCCTCGCTGTGGTCGCGGAAGAACCGCAAGGTAAGCGGGCCGGGGTCGTACTCGTGGCGGAGATTACAAGATGCACACTGACAATAGGCGTTGTTCTCATCCCATCGGGTAGAGTAGGCGACACGAGAGAAAAGGTGTCCGCATTGCATCTTGATCTTTTCCATGCTCCCGCAGGTCTGGCACGTCCAGTTGTCACGGTTGCGGATGTAGATGGAAAAGGCGTTGTCAAGTCTTTTTACCTTTCCACGTCTGGTTGGTTTGCGTTTAGGTTTAGGAACTGGTTTCATACTACTCAACGTCTCCATCTTCGCTCGGTAGTTTTGATGTCAACATAAGTTTCTGGCTCTTGGTGAATCCCGGCATTGAAACAATCCCCCCACGGATAGACATTGATGCTCCAAGGGCAAGGCTCCGCATTTGGCGAAGAACCTTTCTATCCTTCCCGTCAATTCCATCGGCTCCGATCATCGGTTTAAGATTGTTAAGAATAAGGTTCATAGCAGATGCAACTCGTGTCATTCTTTTGACCATCTCGCTGTTGATCATCTCCTTGTTTTCTTTTTTAACTATTGTCTTGCCAATGCTTTCAACATAGATTCTCCAGTTATCCATGTTATGAGTACAGCGTTCGTTTATTGCTTTGAGTATGCGGTTCCTAAGTAACACATAAACCATTTGTTCCTTATAGTCCCCCTCCGCTGGTACTTCAAGGTTGAAAAAAGAGGACGCAAGATCATCCCATTCATATAGGGCATCAATAACCATATTGTCCCTTACCGCTTCATACGCCACATCAAAGTTGCTATTTCTCGAACCTACTGTATTACTCATCTTCTGCCTCCCATTCTCCTGTTTTGATTCCAAGTCTGTTTTCTAATCGCTCAATTGTTTTCTTCAAAGTCACGATCTTGTTTTTAAGGTCTAACACTTCTATTCCCTGCGGTTCCTCGACGTTCATTTTGTCCATTGTGTTGATAATGGACTGATACGCATAAGAGAGTTCGCTTGTCAAAGATATGGATGTTTTGATCTTTGTCAGCAAGTTGGAAACTTCTTTATCAACTGGCAGTTCCTTCCCAATCTCAGAAACGATTATTTCGTTTCTCTTCTCTCTGACATACTCCTGCACGGCTTTTGGTATCTTGCGGATGGAAGACTGTTCTTCTTCTACGATCTTGTCAGCAAGGGCTTCTTGCTCTTCTTTAGGTATTCCATGCCGGTTTACTTCCTCCCTGAAAGCCCGTGCTTGTTGGAGAGTGGGGAACTTTTCTATTGCTTTTATTTCAATATTTTCGTCTTTTGTGATTCTTAGAGATTGTTCGACCATCCACGGTTTCCAGTTAGCACCGAGGAAGGCGGTGATGATGTTGCGACCGGAACCTTGACGTTTAAGATTGGCAAAGGCATGAGAATCAGATATTTGGATGCTATTTTTAGCAGAACGAAACTCCTCCCAACTCCCATACTTAGCAAGCTCCGCATCAATAAACTCTTTGGCGACAGAAACGGTTTCGATGATAATCCTGGGGTCGGACTTGTAAACATGCATGTTTTCTTCAGCCATCATGTGAAGCATCCGTTCGTCTGTAAAATCCTTAACCTGTGCTTCGATGTATTCAATTCCAAGTTCTCTCAGGGCTGCAACTCTATGGTGGCCGAAAGGTATTTCATACCCGTCTTCAACCTTGCGGACAGGTATTGTTCCCCAATAATCTGATATCCCTATGGATATCTTGAGGGCGTCAACCTTTGCCCTATCAATAGGGTACTTGTCGATTCTGCGAAACGGGTTCGCCTTCAGGTCAGATACTTTTATTTGCATACGTTTCTCCTTTGCCGACCAACTCGGCGACTTCCCCCTCTCCCCACGCCATGACCTCGGCAACGTGCTCTATCGATCGGCCTTCCATAAACTGTAGACCTAACTCTAAAACAACACCAGCCTCCCTTGCGAAGGACCGCCCGTCACGTTTCGCAAGCTGCTTGATAAGCCTTTGATTCTCCTCGGAGATCACAATGGCTTTGTACGATTTGGTTTTCATGTTTTTCATCATATACCCTGTATCGGCCCATGTCAACAAATATTTTAATTATTTTTTAATTATTTAAAAGTGAGGATGGCATGAGGGCATAATTATAGCGCTGGTATTGAATTAGAGAAGATGTGAGTCAGGAATATGATATATACTCCTGACGGTTTAAGGTGTTATTAGGTATTGCAATTCATTTCGTGATGTGATAAAATTGCGGTAAGAGGTGAGAAGATGAAAAGGCTAATTACAATTTTGTGCATCATAGCCTTATTCTTTGCGTGTTCGATGGGAAGTGATGACATCATCGGTGATCCTGCGGTTCCCGATTCCCCGGCGACTCCTGAGACTCCGACAGTCCCTGAAGTTCCCTATGACCCTGCAAGTCCTGAAGTGCTTCTGCGTCAACCTATCCCTGTCCCTGAGTATTTGTATGACGTTGCCCTGGGTGCGTGGATAATCCGTGAAGCCGTGGTGTCAAAAAACATTGTCGCCACGGACGACCCTGCGGCGAAGTTCTGCACAACAGAGGGGAGTTTCTATATGTTCTACGGGGATAAGAGCATCATAGAGTACTCGATTAAACAAGATGAATGGTACACCATGATGAGGGCGTGTATCGTCACGAAAGAACTCTACGAGTACGAGGGGAAAGAGTTTGATTACATCGCTATTCCTCGGTACATTCCCCCGTATGTCCCTGAGAATAAAGAACCCGTTGTGCCGTTGCTTCACTTCTACATTTTGGACAAGGACAATAACCTGATGTACGACTATGACATTCAGGCCATTGAGCCTTCCGATCCTGTCGGCTGGTATAACTATTGTTTAGCTCATAATTACATGACCATGGATGTGGAAACACGGGACATGGACTATCCTGAACTTGCGCCGCACAGGTGGATAGGCGGAGGGACTAAAGAGGTTGTCCTTGAGTAGCTATTTCCACTCCTTCCCCTCGAAAATAAATGAGTCATTCACTATGTTCACCGGGTAGAGATTAAAGTTCCCTGATGCGTTCATGTAGACAACCGCAAAACCGTTCTTCCATTGTGAAGGCTTGCCTTGTAGATAATCCGGCTGTTTATTCGACAAGCAACCCAAACTCCATGCCTGTATCTGTTTTCCCTCTGCTACAAGTTCCTTCGCGTGGGTCTGGAAGGTGTGAACGTGGCCATAGACAATATTCCCGGAGTAAACATCTAAGTGCTTCCGGGCATGGTACTGATTATAGAACCAACCGTGGATCATGTTCAGCTTACCGATTTTTAAGGGCCGGTCTTCAGGTGTCAGCATGGTGATGCCCCGGCCTTTTACGTCGAACCGGCGGGCATAGTCAAGAGTCTTCCTGAAAGGCGGCTCCATGCGCTCGGCTTTCTTGTGCGCCCGCCAATCGTGGTTACCTAAAATCCAGCTATAGTTTGTGGTCACATTTTGCATCCACCAATCAAGCTCTTTATTTACAAGATCAACGTCGGCTTCCCAATCACCTTCACTTTGGGCTGTTATACTGTCTTTGTCGAAAGTAGAGAAATACGTCAGATCAATAGTATCGCCCAAGTCTACAACAAAGTCTGGCTTGAAATACTCGGCGAACTTCTTAACTAAAGTATAGGACGGATGAAAAGGTTCGTCCGCCCTGTGGTGACGGTCTGTAATGATTATCCCTGCTTGCAAAATTGCTCCTTTATCGGATAGCGAGATACAGCGTGGCAGTAGCAAAAACTCCTGCTACCACCTTCCAGATTACCGCATCAGTCCGAGCCATCGAGAGGGTCGCGGCTTGCGCTTTCACGGACTCTTCGAAGGATGTCGCGGCCTTCGTCAATAAGCTCTTCACTTCTTTTAACTCGGCTTTCGCTTCGGATAATAATGTCTTCGCTTCGCTCAAGTCGCTCTGCAATCCTTCGTTCTCCATCTGAAGCCCGTTGAATACCGCGTCTAACTGCATCATCTGTTCCTGTGTCAGTATGTACGCTTTCTCCTCCTCCCCATTTACGAAGGACGGCAAGAGCAAAGAAAAGACCGCCAATAAAACTACCGCAAATAATCTTGATCCATTTTGCCATTGCATATTACCTCCCTAATAAAGTCGTCTTTCCTGCTTTGAATATGTAAATCGACAAGCCGACAAATATTAGCCAGCTTTCCCCGTACCCTTGCCACGTTAAAGGCACGGTCTTGAATAGGGCTGCAAGGGATCCGAGTACCGTAGGGATAAGAATATAAAACCTTTTCAGTTTGCCTTCTTTGTCGAATCCCTTTACAACTTCGGTCAAGGCGATGATTGCCCCGATGATTCCCGTATTAACGCCTAAAGTTAGTATGTCCATACATTCTCCTATACCATTTCAAAATGCGGAAGGTCGGCTTCTTTCCACCGTCCGCCCCATGAGAACCCGTGAGACTCGCCGATCACCCCGATCTTTTCCCATTCCTCGAAAGGGGCGCCCCACATGATTTTGTAGTCTTTCGTCCGCGGTGCAACGTCCAACGCCCGGCCTGTCAGGTGGTTGCTTTTCAGCGTCCATGTTATTTTGCGCTTGTTCTCGGCCTCTCCTATGTCCCATAGGCCAGCTTTTCGCCTCTTCAGGTTTACGTCTCCAAGTGGTTCCCTGCCTTGAGCATAGTAGGCTTCCTGGATCTCTTTTGACCTTAAAGTCTCAAGCGTGTAGAAGAGAATCCCGGCCTCATTAAGTGATTCAAAGAATGCTAAAGCCTTGTCCCTCACATCTGGCTGAAGAGAATAGACGCTTCTGTTTACCCCATGATTTGCCCCCTATTTAATAAGTGATAAGAAACTCAATATCCTGTCGCCGACAAGAGCGGCCATAAATACGGTCATAAGGAAAAACCATTTGTTGAGCTTTTTCACATCTCCGCTAATAGCCTCTAACAGTTTAGCGGCTGTACAGGCTTTCCCCGTTCTAACGTCATCGGCTATCTGTTCAACTTTGCGAATCCTTTCTTCCGCTCCCGGTGCGCCGTTCCCGTCACGCCAGATTGTTAGCCCGTTCACCCTTTCGGCAATTGTCATTTTTCGAGATCCTTCGCTTCGGGTTCTATCTTCTCGTAACGCCATTTCTTCTCAGCCTTATCGAGTTTGTATTCCTGGTTCTTCAGTTGTACCGTGTAGTCATAGGCTCTGATTTGGTCAAGGGCAAAGCCTTCGTACTCTTCCTTGTCAACAACCTGTTCCATGGTGACCTTCCCTTCAGGGTCGATGAGTCTTAGTGTAAACATTCGTGTCTCCTTAACTTGCTATGTAGTCGCCAGCCCATATGTAGAGATGGGCGGTTATTGAGCGCGGGCGGGTTGTCGTGCCGGTGCGCGGGGTGCCGTTGACGCCGTCGGTTAAAAAAGCTCTTGCTTGTGCAGAGCCCCCGCCAGCTAATGACCACCCTGTAATAGCCCCACCCGCTAACCCCGTATCTGTAGTAGATGTCTCGCTGTTATTCACGATTAAATGCCAATGCCCCTGCAAAAAGTCCCGCGCCACCGCTCCGCTCATCTGCAAAGCCGTACCCGCCGAGATAACCGCCATGCCCTTCGCTCCGTAGAGCCGTGCCGAGGTGGTAGAGCCTACGACCTTGTGAGGAAAGAACGTCACCGTGTCGGTCGTTGCGTCGGTTCCGTTCGATGCAACGCAAGCAAAGGTGATTATCCTTGAGGACGGGGTGCATCCTGTAATCCTATAGTCTCCCGCTGGAATGGTCCCGATTGTCTCGCCGATTGTTACCACGGGGTAATCATCAACGGAGAGTTTCATTTCAGCAATGATCGCAAGGACTGCATTTTCGGGGGCCGCATTTGCAAAGGTCAATGTTGCCACATTCGAAGATATCGCCCATGTCGTCAAGGTAAAGGTGCTGGCTCCGCCCGTCAATCCTTTCAGATATTCTAATGGTTTTGCCCGGAGTTTCGGCACGAGATACGGATAGTTTGTCGTCGTGATGTCCTCGTACGTGTCGAGAACGTCGATACACTTTGCAGGGAAATAGATATCCGTTTGCATATTCGTTTCCACAAGGGCAGCCGCAGAGTCAAAGGCTTTCGGTGCAACATAGTCCTCAAGGGAGAAGAGTTCACCGACGGGTTTTGAAAGCTGGATCATTCTCTTTGTCGCGCCAAGAGTAACAAGGGCGGAAGGGCCGTCCTCATCGTCCACGACTGTTGCCATAAAGGTAGAGACAGGCGTCCCGCTTCCCTCTGATGCCTGGGGGAGTCCTGTTGTCACATTGAAAGACAAAAACTTTCCCTTCCTTTCGTCTTCGTTGGGAATGGTCATATCCGCGTCATCATCTGTGATCGGCGTCTTTAAAGACCGCGCAGTCTGCGAGTATACCTTCTGCAATCCGTACATAGAATAGTCAAGGTCTGCCTCGAACTGAGAAGCGGGGAACTTTGTCCCGTATGAGTAGGTTGAGAGTTGTTTCAGGTCCGGGTCCCGGACAATAGAAATCTTCCCGCCTGCCGCGTAAGCCGTGCCGAGGGTCACGTTTAGCCCCGCAATCGTACAGGTAGAGGTGATGTCCGTTTCAACCCCTGCGGCCGTCCTGTAGTACACAACAACATCCCGCGCCGCGTTCGCGTCGTCAAGCCTAACCGGGAACGTTATGGCAAAGGGGCCGGTTGTTCCGTCGGTGTCATACGCCACCTTGTAGAGTTCTGAGTTTACCGCCATGTGAGTCTCCTTATTATTCTTCGGGATGTCCGCCGATTAGTTCCCACGGGTCAAATTGCAAGTCCCATGTATCATCAAAGAAAGCCTTGATACTGCGCTTTGTGGCTATTTGGGGTATGCCTGTTAAAACAAAGCCTTCAAGTACAAGTTTCAATGTAGATTCAAGTTTCTGTTCCATGTCCTTGTCTGCGTCAACAAGGGTCTTTCCAGTTGCTCCGAGTTGGGCGAATACTGGGAATGGGTCAACTCCGGTGCTTCTCCATCCTGTCGTCCCGGCAACAATATTCCCCCCGACTACCGGGATAGAGGCCAATAGTTGCGCTCCAATATCGAGTGCCGCCTGTTTTGCGTCTTCCGGTTCGTCGGGAATATCTTTCCTGGCAATCATGCCCATTGCCATGCCTGAGATAGCTATTGCTCCCATGTAAGTGAACGCCTTGCCAATTTCCTTGTGCCTGAAAGCCTGGGGAATATCCCATGAGGCGATATTATAAATCTTGTTTAACTGGTTGGTAAACATGAGTATCCAGTTCAAGCCCTCATTAGATCGGTAAATCTCGGCAAGGTTCTGCACGCGGGAAGAAGGCTGCGTCCTCATGGTGACTTCTTGCGCCTTCCGCATCGCTTTCGCGGGATCGGCATGAATAGACATTTCTTTGTTGTAGACCGCTTTCCATCCTATCGTGGTCGCAATGGTGTCCATCATCATAATCCCGGCCATGCCCCACTGCCCGATCTTCTTTATTGCCATTTCATACCCTGACTTGTCCATTGTTTTGAGTTCTTCCATAACCCGGTCAAAACTTCGGGAAGCCATTTGCGGGTCAAGACTCCGTACAAGTTTGACGGTCTGAATCGGGCGAGCAAGGAACTCCCCTGTTGCGCTTATCATGGCCACCGGGCCAGCGTCGGCAAGGTAGAAGGCAAGCGACGGGAGCTGTTTCAATACAGTGAGGGCGTTGAAGGCAAGGTAGGCAACCGCCGCGTTGCTCCTGAGCATCTTGGACGTTCTTGAAATCTGGTCATTATAGAAGTTAGGTATTGCAAGATCGTTCAAATACTTTGTTATCCATTGCGGTGCCTTGTCTCCATATGCCGATACAAGAGCTTTTCTCACCTCGTTGTTGTTAAATATAGCGGCAAGCTTCTTCACTTGCCCCTGCATGGCGATATATTTCTCCTGGGCTATAATCTGCTGAACTGCGACGTTTATAACGTCATGCCGTATCGGGGTCTGATTCTTCTTGCCAACCTTGACACGGCTTATCCTCCCTCCGAATCGCACACCGGGTCTACCTTTCCCGCTCCTGTCTACCATTTCCCCTACAACCTGGGTATCCATAGACCCTGTGCCTTCCATGTTGAGCCTGAGCATGGGGAAGTATTTTTCAACCTGTTGCATGAGTTCGTTTCGGTTCTCTCCGACCGCTATTTCAAGCCGTTGAAATTCCTGGTCGTTTCCTACGATGTCCATGAGTTCATCTGCAAAAGCTCTTTCCTCGTTGGTCAATGTCTGAATCAAAGAGTAAACGTCTTGCTCTGTCAGATTGTCGCCGTCAAGCAAAGCCTTGCGAGAATCAACGTTCTGGTTTTGGATATAAAACCCCATGATCTGGTGCCGGGTGTAATCATATCCTGCTATCTTCTCTACCCTGCCAAGTTTCCAGGCATTTATACCGTATTTCTTCATAGCCTCTTGGACTTTAGCAAGGCGTTGCTTTATCATCGTGTCCGCATCGTCGGTGACGCCGTTGACTTCTTCAATCAATAGTTTGTGGAATATCCCGTCCTTCCCTCCGTCAAGAAGCTCGGCTATCCTTTCAGGTGTAAGGGTAGCGAACTGTATCAGTTTACCTATGGTTGATTTGGTTTGCTTCTTCCCCGTTTTGGATGTCTTACCGAATACAGCCTCTTTCATAAACGGCTTAAGGGTTTCAAGGATTTTGCTCCAATTCTCTCCTAACATGAGACGCCAGTTGAGAAGGTTTAGTTTCTGTGCATCAATCCCGGCCTGCCTGATTCCTTTCACCATATCGGCGAGGTCTTCGAGTTGTTCAAAGCTCATCTTCTTAACGTTAATTGCAGCGAGTTCTTTTTCAAGCTCTGCTCTAATCTCCGGTGAAATCTCCCTCTTGAGCATATCAAGCCGTGCTTCTGTTCCCCTCTTGCCGAGTCCCTTGGTATATCCCGACTGAAGGTCAAGAAGTCTCTTTTGATATTCATAGTTCATTGACTTTGTCGGATGGGCCATGATGACCCTAATCATCTTCTGCATAGCCTCGCGGACACGGTAGAAATTCCGTATCTCTTTTGCCTTCTCGCTCTTAGCCCTTGATACTGCCATGCGAGACTCAGCCTTTGCCGATGAGAGGGCGTTGATATAGGGGGCTGCTACGCTCTTTTCTCCCTTTGCCGCTTCCTGTTGTGCTGAAGATAGAGCATCTTCAAGTGCAAAGGTTTTCTTCTCAAGGTTCTGGATGTAAAACTTTGCCCTTTCAATCTCCTGGGTCGCGCTTTCAATTGTCGTATTTTTTTTGTCAATCTCTTTGCCGAGGTCTGATAATTGCCGTTTCCTTTTCTCAAGCTCGGCAAGCGTCGGGTCGGTTGACACTTCCTCCATGAAAGCCCGGTACTCGTCGCCTTCAGGCAATAGTGAATAGACCGTCTCGCGGAAACTCGTGGGGTTGTACTTCACCTGATCCATGAGTTTCTTATAGTGAGCGTCGGATATGTGACCGCCTTTCATGACAGTCTTGATCGCGCTTGATATAAGCCCGTGGTCGAAAGCCTTGAATACGTCGGCTATATCGTTCTCACTTGCAAGCATGGAGAGAAGCGTTTCAAGACCTGGTTTGTCAAGTGAGTCAACAAAGTTCTTGTTCTGCTCTTCCCTTGATGCCGGGATGGTGTCTGTTGCAAGGTCGCGTGTCTTCCACAGCTGTGCATAGTAAAGGATTTCGTCATTCGTCGGGTCGATGCTCAAGGCTATGGAGTCGCGTATAAACTCGTCCATGTCCTCGTATTCGCCTGCCGTGCGCCTGTCCATAGCACGTTTCTTTATCTCGTCGGATGCCCATTCTTCAGAGGCAAAGCGGGAAAGCAGTTCATCGTCAACCCATTCGTTTTGTTCAACGGCTTTGCGGACTAATTCGGAGTCGCCGGGTTGGTAAAGGATACTCGGATTATTCGGGTCAAAGGTGCCGGTGTTGCCGGTGGCGGATTTGAGTTGTTTGTTTTCATTTCCCTGCATGAGTGTCATGGGCTTAGAGGCTACAAGAGAATCATAAAACGCTTTCAGCTCCGGGGATATCTGCCCTTGTAATCGTGCAATAAACCGGGTGATCATGTCCCTGATTTTCTCGTACAAAGATCGAAGCTCAGGGGTTGGGGATTCGCCTGATGCAAAATACTCTTCAGCTTTTGTGGCTACGTCCTCAAGGTCGGCGACGGTGAACTCTTGCAAAGGTTTCTGATACGCCGTTTCAAGGATGCCTCTTTGTGAATCGGTTAGACCGACACCTACCACCGCATGAGTAAACTCGTGAAAGAATGTCGATACGTCCGATCCTGGGCCAACGTGCATGAGAGCCTTAGAGATTTTGAGATTCGCCCAATCAAGAGGGGAAGTCGCCTCGCCTGTCTCTTCGTTTATGAAGGACATCCCGCCCCGGTTCTCGCCTTGGGCAATAGATCCTTCCGCCTTATCTTTGGTGATAATCTCCGGTGTGAAGTTCTTTGAAAGGAACTGATCTCCGGTCATCCCCTGGTTTTTGGCTACAAGGTCAACGAAAGAGGTGATTGCGTCTACGTTTGACTCATCGACTCCCTGGAAGGAATCAAGCACCTTATACCGCAGGACTTCGCTTGGCGTCCAATCGGCTTCAGCATCAAGAGAGTTTTCAGCCTCCATGCGTTTCTTCGTAAGCCAGTCGTCACCCGTTAGGTTACGCATAGGAGTAGGCTCTTGAATCTCGATAGGCTTCGTCTCTTCCATCGCGTCAAGCTCGTCTGATTCTTTGTCAGCCGGGTTTGTTTCGAGTGCCGCAAGAAGGGTGTCAAGTTCAGCTTCCGTGGTCTCTTTAGTTTGGGCCTGGGCTTCCGTGGTGACTTCCGTGGTGACTTCCGTGGTGACTTCCGTGGTGGATTTAGTGGTGGATTTAGTGGTAGGTTCCATTTTGGAACTCTGCTTTGAACTCTTTCCTTTTCGGATAGAGTTGACGCCTGCTCTAAACGGCGCGCCTGCAACTGACAATGCTGTGAATCCAAGGGCCGAAACGCGGGTTATTTCTTTGAGTCTGTCCTTGACATCTTGTATCGTAAGGTCAGGGATATTGTTATTGTGTGCTTCGTTCTCAAATTCGGTTGCAAGATGTTCCCAAACAATTGAATTGACTTCCTGAACGTCTTCCTGTAACACTTCGGGGATTGCCGCTATGGTATGGGAGGCTACGAACTTAACGGCTCTATTGGTAAGAATCTTGGAAAGGAACACATTTTCCATTGTCTTTTTTGCTGCCTTTTCCAATAACTTTCCAACAGCCGGGACGCCAGCAACAAAGGTTAAAAACTCCCCTGCTTCAAGCATTCCGTTGATAACTCCGACCGGGGCAGAATACTTCCTTGCTATATCGGTGGAAATCCCTTTCTCTACCATATCCCCGTAAGACCCGCCGTACTCCATTTTCCCCGCGCTCCCCGCGGTGTGTGCTGCCATGATTATCTTTATAGCTGTGGCAAGTCCGACAGGTACGCCGACTGCGGCTCCTATTGCGGTTACTCCGAGAGCAGTAGCCACGCCATAGTCAGCTCCGGTTAGGGTAGAAGAAGCCATTTGTGCAAGAAGCCCGTATCCTTGCCTAACCCATTCAGCAGGTGCAAAGGATAGTATTTCATCGTGGGAAGGAAGAGACTGTTTAGCAACTTCTATTTGTTCAAATATCTTGTCGGCTTCTTCCTGAGATCTGGCCTGTGAATGCTTAACCCATAGATTACTAATCTGCATGGTTGCCCATTGAGTCCTGCCTTCATCTTTGACAACCTGAAGAAAGTCCTTTGCTGGCCGGGTTTCCTTGTAATACTTCTGCGTGTAGTTGTCGATGTCCCTGAAGACTTCGGAGGTCGTGACACCTAACCTGTCGGCGATGTGCTTTGCGACGATAAGACGCGCCCTTCCCTCTTCCGGGTCGCTCATCTGCTGTATAGCTTCAAAGATGCCTGCTGATTTCTCGTTATCGGTTAGCGTATGGGTTGCCGGTGTGGGAAGAGTAAACTGTGGGGCAGCTGTTTGCGCCTGGTCTTTAAGTGGTTCGGGAAGTGTAAAGTCTGCCATTAATTCCTCACGTTCCTGATCTTTGGGCATCTTCTTGTGATACAGGGCGAACTTCGCCTGGTATAATCCTTGGGGTCAACTTCTTTTTCCAATACTTCTGATTTGTAAGGAATGGGACATCCTCAACGGGTGACCACTTAGCCTCTCCCGCGTCATATGCCTGGAGGTTCCACACGTTGTTATCGTCAACAGTCCATTTATACAGGTTGAACGGGGTTCCGTTCTTGTCCTTGAACGTGTACTTCGATATTTTATTCATGTCGGACTCGCTCAATCCATCGGGATACTCTGACTTGTACGCCATTATGACATCCCCCTGGTTCTGTCCGAGGTTCGCAAGCTCTCCTTGTTCGTATGTCATGTACGGGGCTGATCCGATGGTACGATATGCCATGTCTTTCAAGCCGTTCTGATGCTGAGTGAGTGCGTTTGCTGTTACCTTTGTGTCAGCAAAAGAGCCGTTCTGTATCTGTCTCTGGATATCCTTGTTGTCGTTGTTCGAGTTCGCATATGGGGAAGCTACAAAGTTCTCCATCCGTTCAACAGGTTTCTTCCCTTCAAGGTAATCAGAAACATTTTTCTGACTGTAGGAATTGATAATACTGTCCGTGTGCTTCCGCAGAAGTTCAACGCGCTTTTCTTTCGTGTAGGTCATCCACTTTGGATCGGAGAACAGGTCGTTATATTCGCCTAAAGCCGTAGAATACAGATCGTTCACTTTCGTTGGGTCAAGTTTCTTGTCCTTCAAGAGAAGCTTGAAATAGTCGTCAATGCGTCCTGAGCCTTGGGCGAATCCTTCAAGCTCGGTGCGCTTGCCCATAAACAGATTCTTGCTCTTCTCTGTTATTCCACGTTCAGCAAATGCCTTCTGCGCCATAAGCTGTATATCTTGGGTTCTTATGCTCTCATCACCCCACATCTTCATAAGTTCCGAATATACGGCAGGGTTGTCTTTGTCCGGTGACTCTTTGCCGAGGTTTTCAATCTGAGAATCTATCATCTTGACGTACTTTTCCCGTAATCCCGTATGCCCCTCAAAGTCCGCGCTCCTGGCGTCCTCCAAGATGAAACTTTTGAACTTAGAAAGCTGTGCGGGGCTATTGGATATCCCGGTATACTGTTTCAGATATTCGTTGCCTGCCTGAATATAGTTGTCTATTTTGATCTGCTTTTTTTGTGCGTCAACGGTCTTCCATCGTTCGGTAAAATTCTTGACCATTTCCTCTTTCTGTTTGTCGCTGTATGCGAGTTTTTTACCGTCATAACTCGTATACGACTCAGCCGCCTCGATCAGTTTAGCCCCGTCCTCTTCTGTCATCTGCGTTGCCGCGTTCATAAGGGCTTCTGTTGCTTTATACTGATAGGCTCCGTCAAGCATATCATCTCCGTCTTTGGGGGAGACAAGTCCGCCTGCAATCATGTCCTTCACGTTTTGCGCTGCCTTGTTCAGCCCGTCGGGATCGTTTGATTTCATGTTGAACTGGAAACTTTCAGCAAGGTCGTCAAAGTGTTTTTCCCGCCCTGTCTTGATGTCTTCCATCTTTGTTGACTCATGCCGTCTCATATATTCTTCACGCATAAATAGTGAAAGTCCATTCTTAACATCATCGTTTTTTACGTTTTTCAGCCCGTCCATGAATGTCTTGTGTAGATCCTCAACCGCCTTCGCGTTCGGATATGGGTTGTCCGCTGATGGTACTCCGGGCGTCTCGGCAAGCTGTGTCCTTAATTTTTCCATTGCTTCAATGTATTTCAGCTTCCCTTCATTGAATGTATTTTGCTTAACCTTATTCTCGTGGTCTTGCCAGATAGAAGCTCCTATCTTTGCAACGCCTTCAAGCGCGTTCCATCCCATTTGCTGGCCACGGGCTTCTACTGCGTCCGCGTATCTTTGCCCGCCGCTATCAAGGTTCGGAGCCCTCATCCCGCGAGACGGAACATTCATGCTCTGCTGAGGAAGGTTGATGACTGCCATTATAGTCTCCCTGAAAAGTAGTTACCGTAATATCCGCCCAATTGTCCCCCTAATCCCATGCCCATCTGCATTCCCTGAGCACCCCCCATAGACGCCCCGGCAAGTCCTCCGAGTATGGTTCCGCCAAATCCGAACATAGCTTGCCAGCCTGCCTTTTCACCAGCTTTCCGGGTAATGGCTGCTTGGGAATCGTAGTTCTCCCGCTCTGTCATCATTGTAGAAAGATCAGTTTGCACGCCTCTTACATAGGTATTTCTGGCCTGCTGAAATCTGTCTCGTATTGTGGCAAGGTTGGCAGGCATAGACCCTTCTGCAAACTTTGCTTGCTCTGGAAGGGCAACATCGGCGATATCTGCCGAGAACCCTTCTATCTCCGTTAGTTGAGTGGTGAGGTCATCGTTCTTTGCTGTGAGAGGGGCAAGGTCTGATTCTGCCTTGTCCATCCTTCCCTTAGCTTCTGTGGCGGCGGCCTTTGCTTCATTATAAGGCCCCATGGAGTCGCTAAGAGCCTTTTCCGCTGCTTTGAATGCCGCCTTTTCCGCATCCGCCTCATGCCCATTTCTGTCGTCGCCAAGGCTGTTCGTAACATCGTCATATGCTTTCTTGGTAGAAAGATATGTGTCACGCAAATCTTTTATCTTATCAGCTTCGCTCTTCATAAGGTCTATTGCTGAAGTGTAGTCTTCTTTCGCTGTGTCGCGCTGACCTGTCAGGTCTGTAACTTTAGAATTTAGTTCTTCAAGTTGCGTTTTCAAATCCCGCGTCGCCTGGGATTCTTCAGTCCCTACATCTATTCCCGTGCTCCCAACCTCTGGAACAGCGTTGACTTTAAATCCAACTCCGCCCAAAGCTGATGCAAGGTTGAGAGTATTAGACAAAGAAGCGTTTGAATCGTTGACGAGGTTGGTTGCAGATTGCGCGGCATCTTCGCCCATGACATTTGCCTGGTCTTTGATAGCCTCAGACATCTTGTCATATTGCTCGGCCTGGGTCTCCGCTGCGTCCTCTGCGGCGGTCTTCCCGGATATATCCTCAATGCCCTTTGTCAGATCGTCAAGGAAACTCTCCACCTCGTCGTCAATATTAAGAGCATCCCCGATATTATGAGTTATGTCAGATATCCCGCCGCCGAGCCATTTTAGCCCGCCTGTAAACCATCCCATTTATGAGCCTCCGTCTACTTCAGCCGCTATCGATAAGACCGTAAGCGGAAGGGGTGAATCCGTGAAAATACTCATGTTCCCGTCAAAGTTGTAGTCTCCTGGGAAAGACTCTTTCAGATTGGTCGTGACAAGCGTAGACGCATCCATCGTCGGCTCTCCTTCCTGGAATGTCGCCTGTGTCAGATGGTCGGTATCCGGGCCGATCTCCGCTGTCACACTTCGATACAGTTTAAGAAAAACACTTCTGATCTTCTTCAGCATCCCCGGCCCGTCAGCAATGCTTGTTGGTTCAAGAATACTCTCGAACTTTAGCCCTATGTGCGCCTGGTTTGCGTACTCGTCCATTGTTACGGCACCAGAGGAGACAACTTCATCGGCTATCGTTGCCCCGTCTCCAAGAATAGAAACGGTTTCCCCTTCGAGATGGTCTAAGCCTGTGACGGTTTTTATCACCTGTTCTACGGTACCGCCCCCGCCTGCCTCGGTTTCTGCTGAGAAGTCGATAGCCGTTGTCCCGTCGCGTGAATACAGTTGAAAGGTATTCGTATCCTTGTTCTTCACCATGTAGACCTGTTGGTTTACCGCGGTGATTCCTGTCACATCGGAGAAACGGACAAGCTCATCGTTGTCAAATCCGTGCGCCGCAGCTGTGCAAACTGCCGGGTCTGCTGCTGTGATAGATGTCACCGTAACCGACGCCCCTCCGTCCCATATAATCCCTGAGTCTACATAGTGGCAGTCATCGACGGTATCAAAAGCCCTGGGCGCAAGCATTTCAACATATCTGACCGTTGCATCTTCAATCGTTCTGTTGACGATAACCCATACATGATCTTCGTCTGTTCCTGGGATAACAGCGACACTTTCCACCGTTCCGCCGAGGTCGTGCCGCGCCCAGCCTACGGATTGCATCTGCCTGGAATATGCCATTGACAAGAGTTGTCCGTCATCGGTTACCGCCCAAAGTGTCGGCTCAGGTTCCCGTTGATAGGCAATCTGTTTTACGGGGGATTCAATGATGTGAGAAGCTAAGAAGTTCAGGTCTGTTGTCATATACTTTGCTTCTGCTTCCTGGTAGGCAAAGGAATGAAGCCGCAAGCCGTTTTTCTGGACAAAGATAATGATATCATCGGCCACGACGCCCTGAGTCTTTGCGCCTCCTACGCTTGCCTGCTGAGTTGGGATAATCGCAAGTGCTACGCCAGAGAGAATATCGCTATTACCCGATACTCTCCACGCTCCCGAAGGTGTCCCGTAGCACAAAGTATTCCCGGCAAGCATCCAGCCTATGTTCGGTGGATGATCAGGGAATATCGCGTATTTACCTGCGTCTGTTGCGACAATCGGCGAAGATACGCCGAAATCGGTATGTCCATTACTTTTTGAGAAACAAAACTGATTCAGGTATGACAAACACATCCTATCCTGAAACATCGTAATATTAGTCGGGTTCCCTGTTGGGTAGTACGTTCCCGACGCTCCGCCCGCAGCCGCCGCCCATGATGTGTCTGAGGTTCTCGTGATCTTCTTCAGGGCAATCCGCCCAACTCCCGCCGATGCACCTTGTCCACAGCAGAAGAACATGGTGTCATATAAAGATGAGGTTGAGTCCTGAGCATACCTGAGTAAAGGAAGATCCCCGGCATCGTCGTCAAGGCTCCATGAGGATATGTCAACTTCAACTATAGTTGCCCCGTCCATAACCCGCGCAGGCATCCCGTCCGTGCCGACTTTGTAGAAACGCACTGCGTCCTCTGTTACTTCTAAGATTCTCGCGTCCGTCTCCGAGAGATACCAGGGGATAAGGGTCGCAACCGCATTCGACTTTGTTGTCGCCGCGTAGTAGGTTCCCGGCCTTCGTGTTCCCGGGCCGGTGGGTTTTGGAAGCATATTCTGTAAGGTACGGCATGCCTGCCTGTAGTACGGCGCATCAACCCTTCCCATGAGTTCGGGAGAGATTTCACCGAAAGCAAATGAGTTTATGAGGTATGGCATTAGCTAAACCTTGCGTCTGTCCATAGCTGTGAATCGGGGATTTGGGTTGATCTTCCCCCGATGTCAATTCCCTGCGCCTTGATAAGAGTATTCCTGTACATCGCCTCCATTTCGCCGAAACGGTTCTGCTTCCCCTCGATGGAGTTGGCAAGGTCAGAGGCTATCTTGTACGCAAGGGCAAGAGCGAATAGGGCCGGGTACTGCGTGGGGTCTGTCACCCGTGCGGTATACCTGAGCATCACGGGGTCTAAATCCGTATACAACACCCGGCCTTCAATGACGAACGACTGGTTAGGGTAGTCTTTGATCTCGATCGGTACTAAGCAGTACGGGTCAACCGGAAGCTGATACATATAGAGATAGTTCGTGTTGTTCGTGTCCGATAGTTGCGATAAAGCCTGCCGCGTAACGGCAAAGCTCCATACTTCTTCCGACAGCAAAACGTCACGGTCAAACTCATAGAAGAGCTTGCACAGTTTCCCTTGCTTAGAATTATCTTCCAGACTGATCAATGGCTCGGATCCTATGAACCGGAGAGCCATGTTACAAATCTGGACTTCTGATGATACTACCATAACCAGCCCCTTTTTTTAGCCTATCGTGAGATAGGAAGTGAACTTACCAACCGCAAGTGCCGTAGTAGCCACATACGAAAGGCCGATTGTGTTGTAAGGGATGTCTTCGGGAAGTGCAGCTTTGAAGATTTTCCCCACAGTTCCGAGGGTGCTTGCGGCCTTCGCGGCGATGAGGGTAATAAACCCGTCGTTTGCGTCCGGTGTCGCGTCGTCCGAAGAAATCAGCACGATATCAATCGTGTTCACCGCGCTTGTAAACGCAAGCGAGACATCGATGTTGATATACACCGGCTGTCCCTTCGCAACGTCGGTAATGTTCTCAAGATCAACCACGTTCGTGCTGATCTTGCTTGTGGTAACAGCAACATTATCATCAAAGATCAAATAAGAATCCATCATAAAATTAACCTCCTTCCTTAGCTGGCAACGACAGTCTCAGTATTGAGAATCTGTTCGGTAAGAACGATTCTGGCTCCGCCGAAAGTCTCAACCTGCTGGCCGAACTGATCCGCCGAAGTAAAGAACATATTCGGGCGATCACGGAAAGCCTTGTCTATCTGATACCGTCCAAGCCGGTTACAGAAAATGACAGTTCCGCTCATGTCGTCCGGGTCGGGAACTGAGCGCAAAGCCCAGATCAAGAGATCGGCCTGAAGCTCGTCTGCTCCATCGGTCCCGATGTTACAGATACGCTGTACCGCCCTGTCGTCGGGCACGAGTACGCCCATGACCATCTGGAACTTCGTTACATACTTCCAGATACCTGCGCCTGTGGAAACGCTCGACTGTATCCACTGCTTGTCCATGTCCTCAGCGGTGACGATCTTCGCCCCTGAGTTCCGACCATAGAGAAGATTGACTTTCCCGGGGCCGAACTGCACGACATAGATAGAAGTGACCGTCCCTGCGTCTCCGCATCCATTGGTGTGGACGTTCGCAAGGCTGTAGTTGTTGTACCGCACCTGAATACCGGAGGGCTTATTCGGGTCAGATCCGTTGTTTCCGTAGAAGAACGCACCTGTCGCGGCCTGTCCTAAGCCTTCAACGTGCTGCATATCATAGCGGTAGCGGTAAGCGTTCTTGTCGGGTACAACGTGATCAAGAAGAGCGCAATCGATCTGCGAAGAAGATTCGAGGATTCCGAGGGGTTCAGTTCCCTGCTCGAACTGCGGGTTCTCCGGTGTGATTGCCTCATTTATCCCTCTCCATGTTCCGGTGGGAAGAGACATTTCTTTACTGTAGACATGAGAGGTAAGCTGATTGGCTTCCTCCCAAGACGCGACTTTCATCAGTCCATTTTTCTGATGAAGGACTTCCGCAACGTCAAGGAACTCTTTGTTGTTGTGGAGTTTGGCAACGTCTACCAGTGTATGGTAAGTGCCGAGGGAATTGCTGGCCATAGTTTTGGCTCCATAAATAGAAGTGTGTCAGTCCCATCATTGACACCCCTGCTACCCATCAAGCGTGTTCTATGTGCCTCGGCATGACCTTCGCATAGAGTCTTCTTTCAGGTTTACAGAGAGTACCTTTTCAGGTATCCCATAATTCTGGCAACGCCAGATTCTTGCGGGTGAGGGAGTTGAACCCTCTCTTCTGGCTTATGAGGCCAGCGTACTACCGTTATACACACCCGCGACGAAAAGGGAACCGCGCGTTAGGCGGCCCCTCAGCTTTTTGACCCATTGGGTCATAAGTATCTCACTTGTTCATTGACGGATACAGCTTCTTGAAGTCCGGCCCGGCCTCCCGTCCGCCTGCCCCGCCCGTGGCAACTCCGTCCTCATTGTACGGCTCTGAAATCCGAATCATAAACTTGACAAGCTCCGGGTTGTTGCCTATCCCTGTGCGGTTAAGCTCATCCTTTAAAGCCTGTCCACCGATCTTGTCGATGACCCTGAGCGCGTGGTCAAGTTTCGTCTTGGCCTCTTCAGGCCCGTACTCGTTCAGAAGGTAGTCTTCAGTCGCCTTAATGTTCGCTTCCCGTTCCTTCTGTTTCTGCGCTGACTCGGCCTTAACCTGGGCCATTTCCGACTCGAACAGAGCTGCCGTCTGCGCACGTGTGAAGTTGTTCTTCAAGGCGAACTCTTTCAACTGCGCCAGTTTATCAGGCGGGACGTTCTCGCCTTTGATGTCGTATCCGTCTGCTGTCTCCGGTACTCCAAGGCGTTTCTTGTATGCCTGTACTTCAGCCTCGGTTGCACCTTCACGCGGGGGGAAGATAGCGTCCTTCAGTTTCGCCTCATAGTCGGCTTTCTCCTGAGAGAGAGTCTTGTATGAGGAAACAAAATCGTTCAGGTCTTTGTCTGCAAGCTCCGGGCCTAATAGGTCTTTCCGCACCTGGGCTGTCCACGGCTTATATGACGGTGTTGCCGCTTGGCCGCCTCCGCCTGCTGATGTGTCGTTTAAATCGCTCATAAATCCTCTTTAAATTGTTCCTTTGTTTATGCACCACATGAACCACCTGTCAAAGATCATCTTGAATTTCAAGTCATCGCTTCTGGTGCTGTTTGCGCTTCCCAATGTCGTTTGATATGCCGCAAGGAAAGCCGCCTCTTGTGGCGTAAGTTCCGCCCATGCTTCGAGTTTGTCTATAACTCCTGTCGTCGCTGTCTCTAAGCTTACAGCCAATCCACCTGTATACAACATTCTATTTACCTCCGATTAGTTTTCTGACAATATCAATATCAATTCCCTCATCCCATGCACCGCACAGATAAAGAATCTCCTTCGCCGCGTTCTGCCTCTCAAGGTCTTGTATCGTCTCCCCTGGACTAAAAAATCCAAGGATGCCAAGGATAGAGGCGAGGACGCTTTCCCCAACATCTCCGCTGAAGGTCTGCTTGAACCGCAAACGAATCGCCGCAATGTCCTCCTGGCTCAGTCCGTCGAAAGCTGGAAACCACGGACTCATACGACAAGCTCCAAGACAAGAGACGCCTGCGTAACCCCTCCCGTTGTGGCCGCCTTTGCCGCAAGCTCAACGCTTGTTTTCTCGGGAAAAACAATGTCAAGATGTGACAGGTCTATACAGGTAGATGGATGCGTCGCGCTCGCCGGGACAGTCAGAATGTATTTCCACAGCCCGCCGTATTCCTTGACCTTGATATAGGTATCAACGATCTGCGCCCGGTTCCCAACGGTGATACACTTTAGCCGGTATTTTGAACCAATCGGGGTGATCGTGTTCCCGCTGAAAGATATGTTCCCGCCTACTGGTATCGTGCAAAGAATAAGCGTCGCCGGGACTCCTGATGTAACAGTCGCCCCATCGTCTGCAGCGTAGATGATCCCCGCGTTCTTCAGTCCAGAGCCAGCCGTTAAGACCTCCATGCCTGTCACAGCAAGATAGGTGTTCACAGTAAGAACGGCAGTCTGTCCGTTCAGGGTGACAGTCTCAGATATCGGCTCATAGTTCCCGTTTATTCCGCACACAAGGACCGTCCGCGCTCCTGTGCCTGCGCTCGTATCATTTGCGGAAGCTGCTGAAATCTTCAACAGCGTGGCTGCCGCCAAGTCCGTAAACGCGACAGACGCCGAGAACAGATGCTCCTCCGTGTCCGCCACAGCCGCGTTTAACCCCATAACCCGCAGCGTCTTTCCCGATACAATCCCCGGTAGTAATGCCATTTATTGACCTCCCATCATCTGATCTAGTGGGCTTCCCGGTTCAGGTCTCTTTGACATCCCCGGCATTGCCTTTGCCTGTTCCATCTGCATCTGCATATTTATCATGTCCTGTTTCTGTTTCGCTTCAGCGGCAAGTATCTGCTGATACTCCTCGTCACTCCTAATCGCCTTCTCTGGCATCCCCGAAGACTCTAATATCTGTTCAAGCATTATCTCCGGTTTGAACTTCTTCACGGTTTCGGGCCATATCTGAATAATAGCCGCCGCGTTCGTAAGGGTCTGAAGTACACCCTGCGCCGCATACATTTCCTTTTGCGCCTGGGCCAATGGGCCTAAGTAGTCGATCTTCAGCGTCGCACCATTAACCGCCTTTCCTTCAGGAGGAGGCGGAAGCCGACCGGCGTCAAACTCGATCTGAAGGATTCTCTCGAGGATTCTGTCAAGTGCCTCGCTTGCAAACTTCCCGATGGTCGAGCCTGTGACGGTTACCTTTTCGCTCTTCCTCTCCATCACCTCGCGGGCTGTCATCTGCTGGTCACCCGCTTGCATGAGCATCAGGAAGTGGTCAACCTTGTAAATCTTCTTGATTCTCTCCCTGCCATCCCTAAGAAACTCAAGCATGATAGGACTGACAGTCCCGATAGTGACTTGTACGGGCATCCGTCCGGGGTCGCTGTAGTGCGTCCGCGTTCCGGGGGCGAAACTTGCGCCCATCATTTCCTTGGGCAAAAGAAGAGCAGGGTCAACGGCTTTCTGCTGCGCTATCAACATAGTCTTGACCATCTGATTGACCATGAGGATGTCAGGCATCGCGTCATCAGTCGGAGAGTACCCGTAAGCTTCGTTTCCTCGGACTTCCCAACGCCACGTCGGGGCAGGAAAAGTCTTGTATCCGCTTTCCTTTATGATCTCGGTCTTTCCCTTCTGCATATAGTAGGACGCATACGGGAAGTTCTTACTGTCGGCCTTCCTGGGGTCGCGCATTTTCCGAGGCTCAATCGCATGGATAAACTCAAATTCCGTGTCAGGTGAAGATTCAAGAGAGTTCTTGATCTCCTGGTCAAGTTTGTCCTCTCCGAAAAACTCGGCCGCCTGGTACGCGCTCATCGTGAAGTGTCTGTACAGAGTATCAACAGCCCCTTGACGGTCTACAGCAACATAGGCTTCCCTAGGGTGGCAGACGTTGCAGACTATCTTGTTGTCCTCAACCGCCTCTTCGATAAACACAGAAGCCGTCCCGATTGTCCCGCCGATCTTCAGGTATTGCGGAAGAGCATCATAGAAGGTACTTCGGTGAAGGGCTTCATAGATGCGCTCCTGGATCTCCTGTAGCCATTCAACAAGTTCTTTGTCGTCGTTTAGCTCGTTCTGCTCGAAGCGGAACATAAACCAATTCACCGACTGCGGGCACAGATTCCCCATCATCCCGTCAGCAAGAAGAGACGCACACTCGGTGGCCGTGGTGTCAAACCTCTGGTCTTTCCACTCGCCAGAATCCCCGAAGTCAAAGAACATCGGTACAACGTTCTGGATAGCTTTCTTCCATCTGCCCTCTACGTCCTGCCGTGCTTCGCGTAGGTTCTCGAAGCGTTCGTTTATTTGTTCTGCGAGTTTCTTCTTTTTCACGGCTTCAACACCATTGCCTTTTCGTGACCGATCTTTACATCAGGGTCAGCGTAAATTGTGAATCCCGCCTCTCGAATCCTTTCACACATGGCGAAATCTTCCCCAGCGACTACCTTAGACTTTCCCCGCCTTATTTCACTCGTCTGGAACCAGGGGAACTGTATAGCCTCGAATACTCCGCGACGAACAGCAAGAAACGCGAATCCAGTAAACTCAACCTTGACCAGCCCCTTATCGTTCCTCTGTGCGCTCTGGATGCTCTTGACGGTGTGGTATTGGATCCCTACGCCCCGCTCGTCCTGTACGATGTCAGCAAGTGCAACCCGGTTGTAATCTATGGGGCAGACACCTGAGACAACATCAGCATCATGGCTTGTTATCCTCATCACATCCTTGAGCGTATACACCATGTCGCTATCGATCCACAGCAGCCAGTCGTAATCGATTTTCCCGTTAAATGGCTGCTTGCCTTCCACTGGATACGGGCCTAACTCACTCGGCATCATGATCGTATTCCGGCACGCATAGATATCGCTCGAATATTCAAAGCTCTTGTGTATCTCCATCGCCTTCATCTGCATGAGGGAAGAGATGACTTCATCGAAACTCTTTACAAACCCCTGGGTGAAAGTCCGACCAGGGAGAAGGAATACAATACTCCTCATTTCCCCTCGATAACCTTTAGGATGTCAGCACGTGTTTTCTTCTCGCCGAATATCGCCATGCACGCCGTATCAACCTCATCGTCGGTGAACTTCTCAAGAGCCGATTTTGTAACGTCTGGAAGCCCTTTAATCTTCAGGTACGCCATCTTTGTAAACTGCCTGACATCCCGCGTGTACTTCGGTGTAAACTCGGGTTTCTTTTCTGGCATAAAAAAAGGCTCCTTTTCAGGAACCTCTATGATCTTCACTTCATCGTCTTTCTTCTTTGCCATTTCTATCTCCTTGCCAACGGGTTGCCGTATGCGTCACGGCCTCCGAGGATCGTTTCGCCTGCATACGCTTTATCCGTTCCGTCTCCCAATGCTCCGCCGAGTTTCTTCTTCAGCTCTTCATCTTGGGAGAAAAGATCTGAAACAGCCTGCTTGATTGTGTCAGGGCTGGCATCGCCTCCGCCGCTAACAAGTCTTTGCACAAGGTCTGACAAGGGTTTTGCTATGTGGTCTATGATCATTCCAAGTCCTCCCATAGCCACGTCTCCAACCGCTCCGCCCACAGCGTCAACAGCAGGGCCGACTGTGTTGTCCCAACTTCCCGGACGATTGACAAACCCGCTTGACGTTGCCTGCTTGTCTCCTCTGCTCATAATGTCTTTAGCCATTCGCTACTCCATATTCAAAAGGATTGTAAGGTTTCATAGCCTCTTCCCTCCCCGGAAGCGGTTGGGGCTTGCCTTCCGCCCTCTCCGCGTACCAGACAGGAAGGGCAACGCTTATCACAATGTCGTCATGATCCGCTTCGGTGTCAGACCCGTAGGACTCTCGTCCGCCCTTCCCGATCCGTACCCTGAAGCGTTCCATCTGCTTCTCGAACTCACCGGCCAACTTTAGCTTCTGCGTGTACTCAAACCGCCCGTTCTCAAGTAAGACCTGAAGTACAGCAACGATATCTTTCTTCGGTACTGAGTACCCTTTGTCAGACTCATTGACATTCTGCCCACTCGTCAGCGTGATACCAATGGGCTGTAACCCTTCGTCAAGCATCGCCTCAAACACAGGGCCACCTAAGCCGGTCTTGTCTATCACAACACAACACTGGTTTATCAGGTTCGTATGGTTCCACAGCTTCTTGACCCGTGCGATCACTTCGCTGTAGGGCGTCCGCAAGGGCGGTGAGTCAAGGTGTATCAAGCGGTAACTTGTCAGCATAAGATCAGGGTCGGACATCATCGCAAAGGGCAAGGCTCCACGCTTCTGGATTGTGCGTACCATTTCAATGACCGATATTGCAGATGGATCTTGCAACTGCCCTAAGTCAACTCCGATGAGATACTTCAATCTTCCTTGCCTTCCGGTTCCATGTTAAAGTCAAGCGCACCATACGTCTTTGCATCCTTCAGCATCATTTCAAGGGTTTCTATTAACTCTTCAGGCGTTTCACCTGATGGGGTAATTTCGTCCTCAGTCCATGAATGAGCCTGTCCATTGCTGTTCATAAAACACTCGTGGATAGCGTAGTAATCCCCTGACCTATGGCTGTGCTTCATGATCCGATAGTTCCAAGTCATAAATATCCTATAGCCTTTTTCCCATGCAATGGTTCAATCAAGAACGAGTCAATTTCAAGCTTCATCAGATCCCCGTCTTTGAAATAGCTACATTCATACAGCACAGCCCCTTTATCTCGGATAATAATGCCCTCAATGATTACATCAGGGCCACCGATACAATGCACTCGCGTCCCAATCTTATATGCTTGGATCTTCAGGTAGCAACCTCCAACGGCTCAAAATCCCCTGCCTTCGACTCTTCCCCGGTGTACAGGGTGTCGAAGTCCCTCCGTGCAGCTAACAGCAGTTCCGTATTGAATGCCGCATCCTCTGCGTCAAGAAATTCGCACATATACTCTTGCCTAAACCAATAGTCAGGCATAGTCTTCTTCTTTGCCTCAAGCCAATCAGCCGGGATCCTCGGACATTCCACCGCGTCAACGCTGTACCGCTCCCATCCTTCTGAGTTCCACTTCTGATAAAAGAATCCCCTCTTCCCTCGTGGTGTAGAAAGGATGATTGTCTGCCCCTGGCTCACCGCTAACATCGGTTCAACCGAGTAGTACAGCGAATCCTCAACCATCGCCGCCTCATCTATGATAAGTAGCCGCGGACCCGAAAAGCCTCTGATTGTGTCCTCATTCCCTGGCAATGCAAACACGCGCGTGCCGTTATCAAGCTCAAGCATCGTCATTGACTCGCGTTTCATCCGTGCGCCTGCGTCAGTCAATGTACGCTTCACCTTAATCAGCAGTTCTTGACTCTGCCTCTCAGTTGGGGACGTGATAAGGATAAGCGCATTGTCGTTGTACTGCGCCTCGTGTGCGGTCTTGATCGATACGACCGTACTCTTCCCCACTTGTCGGGAACAGTTGACAACAACGTCCCGCTTTACCGTCTCTAATATTCCCTTCTGCCATGGGTCAGGCTCAAAGCCTAAGCTCCTGGCATACTCAACCGCCGATGTCCTGAGCGTTAGCCTCCTGAGTAGTTCGTTGTCCAAATAGCTCACGCAACCTCTCTATTGCCCCCGGATACTCTTTCAGCACCGTTACAACAGCATCTTCATACCTTTTAAACTCTGGATTACTCATTAGGTCGTCTTTCCGCTGCTCTCGCAGTTCAGCAGCTACCTTCACGAGCGTGTCGATCAACTTGATCTGTTTATCAAGTGCGCTGAGCCCTATTCTTGGATCCTCATCATTCTGCAAGCTCATCAAGTCCCGTCGTATTCTGTACAGGTCTGCTAAAAAATCGACGTTCTCTACTTCCTGGGCATTCACCGACGGAATGAGTATCTTCTTTTCCATCGGGCATTCTCGCTTGATTAGTGCAAGGTTCCTCTCGCTCTCTAATCCTAAGCGTTTGCCGTATCTGTCAACAGCGTCCTTTGTCACTCCCTCAAATTGAGACGCGATCTCCCGAAGTGAGACACCTTCACGGTAGGCTGTCGCAATTTCGTCTTGCTTCTCATGCTTCTCAAGTTTTAGTGCCATGTTCCCTTTATGATAGTGCTAAAATATCGCTCCAGTATTCAATAAGCTCCCCGAAGGGAGCCGTTCTATTCGCCATCCGCTGAATGGTTACTCTTGTCTCTAAGTATATTATATCATATGTTGTCAAGCGTTTCTTCTGCATAGCTTAGTTCCACACAATCCCCAAGATAAAGCGTCGCATCGCCAATTGTTTCAGTTCTCATCTCTTGTGTTCCCGGAAGTGAATGCAATTATGGCAAAGGGCCTTGTATGCCTCTGTGTCCAGATCGGCGGGGCTTTCAGCTATGGCAATCCACATCGAGGCAATCATATTACACCTTATGTCCTCGGTCTTTCCTGTCCTCTTCGCCTCATCCACAATGAACTGCCGAAGATCTGTGCAGTTCCAGAGGGATAGGAACTCTTCACCGGTCAACCGTTGGCCTCTTTAACTCTAATCTGCCCTACTGTCTGTTCTGCAATCCACGCTTTAAGTTCTTCGATGTCGATTCTTACCGCCCTCCCTATTTTAACATGGGCTATTTCGTTTGTTTTCAGTCTGCGGGTAATTGTCAGCTGGCTTACTTTGAGAATCTCAGCTGCTTCTTTAACTGTTAGAAGTTCCATTTCTCCCCTCCCCTCGCAACCATTGTTTTCTCATGCCCGACGGCAACCTTTGTGTGAACGTACAAGTCTACGCCCCTCTCTTTAAGCTGTTTACACATGGAAAAGTCGTCTCCAAGATACTCGTATTCCTCTCCACGGAGCTCGTACAGCTCGTTGAACCAGGGATAACCAATCCTTTCAAGGACACCTTTCTTTTGGAGAAGGAAGCCCAAGCCGTGGAAGTCAACCTTCATGAAGCTCCCCTCTGTGGCAAGGACAGCCGGGATGTTAAGTCTCTGTTGTTCGCCCCTCGCGTTCCACCATCCGGCTACGGCGATGTTAGGAACTTTCGCGCCCATTGAGTATAGGGCTGATATGCTCTCAACGTCCGCATCAAATAGTTTGAGTACGTCGGAAGGCTCGAATACCATGTCGGTCTCAAGCCACAGGATATAATCATAATCACCGTTGAAGGGCTGCGCGTCCTTTGTCGGCTTCTGCCCTGCAAGCAACATGGAGTTTCTACCCTGGTAGACGACAGGAGAATAGACGTTTACGAAGGCAACCTGGTCTATTCCTGCTTGCGGGATGCCGTTTGATATATCCCTCACAAGCTTAGTCCACGAAGCGAAGAAACCCATTGAATAGATTCCACCGGGTAATACAACGATTAGTTTCATTGTTCGTAAGCCGCGTATATATCCGAGTCCGGGCCTGCCCTGAAAGACATATTATCGCAAGTTGAATATGAGCCAAGGTACAAAGTCCCATAATCAATTTCCAAAAGCAGCCCATCGGCTATTAACCGTGCAAGGTATTCTCGATATTCAAACTCATACCGTGTTGCTTGGCCCGGTTTTTCTTTTAGATATTCGTCGAGTTTATCAAATGGGTTGAAATCTTCGAGTACGACAAAGAATCCTTCTACGCTGTAGTCTGAATATTCCCCACAGTCCAAACACAACAGCTTCCCTTTCTTTGCCCAACATTCATCTTTTTTCATTTCGTCAACTCCTTAAATAAGTCCATCGCTTTCCTAATGGCCTGATCCATATTCAGATAGGAATAGGTCCCCATTCTCCCGGCGAGTATGATGCCTTTCCGCTTCGCCTCTTCTTTCAGCTCTTCTGCCCGTAGCCTGTTCGCCTCGGTCGGCATAGGATAGCACTTCTTCCCTGACCAGCCGGGATACTCCCGAATCACCATGTCGCTTGTCACCTGGTGTTCCCTGGTATACGGTTCCGGGCCGGGGTAGTTGACTACCTTCGCGGGGAGAGTTTTGGTCACTCCTTTGAACTTCAGGCACCGCCAGTCGAGAGGCTCGGTATCTACTGCCTTGTCAATACGGCCTGTCCATATCCAGCCTTCCTTGGGTTTGTCAACCTTGGTGGAGGTCTTGAGGGTGATGTTCTCGTGATCAAGCATTCTTTTTATCATGCGGGTGTATCCAACTTTTGGGATAGCTTGGAACCTGTCTGTAAAATAGCGGTCGTCGGTTCCTTCTCGTACCTTGGTTCTTGCTATTACCGAAGGGTCAATGTACTTCGGATGTATTCCCCATTGCTTGATCGTGTAGTTCTCATAAAATGTCTCGTAAAGATATTTGTTGTCACATTCGTATTCGGGCCGATAGACATACAGTCTTTCCCTCGTAGTCTTGTTAGGAGGGAACTCATAATACTCTTCCCCTACTTTGGCAAGCACACGATGTTCGTGCCAATACAAGCATTCGAAGGTGCTGATATAATCGACAACCTCTTCGTCATTCGTGTGAAAGAAGTGGGGACCGAAACACGGGATGAACGTACCGCCCATTTCAAAGTCTCGGCATAATCCTCCAACCTCTTTGGCCTTCTCGTACACCGTGACCTTTTCCCCTGCATCAGCGTAGAGCCTTGCAAGAGTCGAACCCGTCAAGCCTGCACCGACTATGTGAATCATAAACACCTCCGTTCATGCGCATGAACTTTCAAATTGGAGCCGGTAGGATTCGAACCTACACATAGTCAGTCTGGCTGACCGTGCTACCCGTGCCGGTATTCATTCCCGGTTACATCACGGCCCCAAGTTGCCTACTCCCGGTGACAACTCCGAAAGTAGGCGTTGCGGTAAATCCGAAGGACGAAGCTCCTGCTCGCCGAATCCCGCGCCTATGCTGTGCGGGTAGCGTGATACATCTTCCATACGGAGGATGTTACATATAGGCTGTGGCCTAAACCACAATTTAGCCCCCTCATACGAGAGGGAAAGAAACCACCACACTTGTCAACACCTGTATGCCTTTTGTTCACAGCGTTATTTTACCATACCTTCATTCAAAAAGCTATACGAGGGAATGTCTGTCGAGAAGGAAATAATTCAGCATGGTTATCTCTCCACACTTCGCGTATTCTTCCTCACCTATCGGGTATATGCTTGAAAGGTCGTTTATGGCATTTCTGACAGCACTCGTTTTCAGCCCTGTAGCCTGAGACAATTCCGCCTGCGTCCTTCCTTCGCTATGTTCTTGTAAGCAGTCGAGAACAAGCCTCATGTTTCGCGTTCCTCGTTCGTCACGGTCGTGCGGGTTCACTTATTCCACTCCTTTTTGCTGCCGATTTCAGATGTTCCCTTCTCTGAACCACACTCTGAACATCGCCACGTCCTGCCGCTTAACTCCATGAGCCCCTTACACCGATGCCGTTTCTCAACCTTCTTCTTCTCGTCGTTGTTCCACTCGGTCTTAGTTGACCACTCGGTACACATGGCCGAAGGGCAATTTGAGCAATGCTTCATTCCAGTCTCCGTCTCGTGATGTAAGACCCTCCCGCACCAGGGACACCTGGGATAACAGGAACATGAAGGCTCGAAATAATGAAACTCGATATACGGGGTCTTAACCTCGATTCTTTTGTACGGCTTTCCGCACCGCATACACTCCCCGCCGTTCACGTCGCGTTCAAGCAGGGTCGCCTCGGTAAGCAGCTCAAAGTGGATGTACTTGTCCATCGTGTCTTTCATAATCTCGCCCATTTTCACGCTGCCGACTACAGCACCACATGATACGTTTCCTAACACCTGGATCCACGCAGGAGTACCTTCTAAGTGCGTCATCGTATTTCCTCCCTGTAGCTCTCAAACTTTGTGCCGAATAGGGTAGAGGGCCTGACATACTCGCTCATCTTCGGATCGTTACCCCAGGTGTTTGATTTATAGTCGATAACCAGTCGGAAGTCATCAAAGGTAAAGCCCTCTTTGAATCTGGCTTCTATGTTCCTAAAGTTAGATTTTGTATATCTGAAGTGTTTGCCAGACTCTTTATTCAAGTAGTCTATTACCCTCTTGCATTCTTCGGTATGAGCTGAATGCTTTTGTGCAGTCGGCGTGTCTTCACCCGACAATGTATCTATTCTTGTTTGTTTGCTTGCTTGCTTGCTTGCTTGCTTGCTCTCATGATGATAGCATGATGGTATCATGACTGCATCATGATTTTCCTTGGATTCGGTAATCATTTGACGAAATTTCGGGTTCGAAGTCATGGACAAATCAAGCCTTTTCAGCAGCTTAAAACAGAATATCCGGCCATTAGATTCTTGGAATAATCCAAGTTCGATAATGTCCCGCATGATATCCTCAACAATGGCAATGCCGGATTTATCAGCTGTTCCACTGATTTTAAGATTGTCGGCGATGATTTCAGAATCGTGTTCAAGCTGGAAGGTCAAGTTAGATTCCGATATCTCGGCAGCGATAAGTTCAAGGCAGTGGAAGTAAATAGCATACCCGATAGCACCATGCTTGATTAAAAGCTTCTTCACCTTCGCGTCTTGCGTCGCGTCTGTATCATGCTTGTACCAATTCACATTATACCATCCCTGTTAAACATTCTACGCTCTGCCATTTTATATAATTCCCTCCGATGAATCGAAGGGCAATTCTGGCGCAACGGAATCCCGCTTTACCTCCGCAAGATTGAGTTTAGCCTGCTTGAAATACGATGCTTTTAACTCCGCGCCGATACCACGCCGCCCGTTTAAAATTGATCCGTATACCTCGGACCCGACGCCCATAAATGGGGTGAATACTATTTCATTAGGATTACTGTAAAGCTGTACCAGCCTTTCGATTACGTCGAGTTGTAAAGGATGGACATGCCTTTCGTCGTCCTCATCCCGTGAATCCTGGAATGGTAAAACATGGTTTAGCCGGATATCATCCCATACGCTCGATGCGTATTGTCTCCAGATCCAATGAGAAAACCTATTTTCTGTCTGCTTCCCGGTCCACCCTTTATATCTTAAAAGCTCTTCCGGCATAGACCTTTCCCCGGCGTAATATTCAAGGCCGCCTGGATATGTTACCGGGACCTTGTTTTCCCCATGCTTTGCGAAGGTTAAAACATAATCAGCAGCCGCAACACCGGACGCCGCCGCATCTTCAACTATTGTTTGATGTGCAAGATTCTTTTGCATGGTCCTAAGTCTCACCGCTAAAGGCTCTTTCCATATCGCCCGCCGCCCACGAAAGTCGAACCCGATTCTTTCGTGCATACGGATAATGTCCCCAGGAAAATCTATATACCCGTCGCCCTTCCCGGAGTTACTTCTCGGAACGTCCATACAATGAACAGCGGATATCCTCCCCGGCATGGTAATTCGGTGAAGCTCCCTGACAATAAACTCGTATTGCACAAAGAACTCGTCGTAATTATCGCAATTAGACAAATCTCTTTCGTCGCTCGAATAATTGTATAACCCTCCGAACGGCGGAGAATAAATTGACAGCCCGATTTTATCGGCGGGAAGGTCTTTCATAACCTCCATACAGTCAGCGTGATAGATTGCGTATTTGTCGGTAATAACCTGTTCTTTTACAGCCATTTCGGGACCTCCGTAGTTTTGATATGATCGTTTTGTTTTTCAATATTTAGTTCGTTTTGCATGAGCCTAACCAATTCAGAAAACATCCTATCCGCCTGGACAGCTTTCCTTTGCAGGTTCGCCATGACCCCCCGCTCGCCTTCGCTTGTAACAACGTCCACGAGTACGGATTGAGTCTGACCGAATCGGTACATTCGACGGACGCCCTGATAATACTGTTCGAATGAATGAGATGGGAAAAAAGACATGTGATGCGCGTGTTGCCAATTCAACCCGAAGCCGGTAATTTTTGGTTTAGTAACCAAAGCCCTAAACTCTCCCGCGCTAAAACCTTTTAGGATTTCTTCTTTTTCATCGTCCGATTGATTGCCTTTAACCTGCCGCGCTCCAGGTATGAGTTTTTCCAATAGGTCGCCCTCGTCGTTAAGATGCGCCCATGCTACAACCGGTTTATCATGAGTCAATAACTCTGCGGCGAGTTCGCATCGATGTTTTAATGTTATCCTCCGCTCTTCCCTCTGCTCTTGTAAGGTAAAAGCCGGGATATCGAATAACTCCCCGGATCGCGGATTAGTAGCCTTTATAATATGTTCCCGCTCTTTCAGCGGCGGGAGGATATACCCTTCGTCGCTGTACCCAATATCTGACGGCCTCCGAATAGCCCGCGCCCATGAAACAACCCACCGCCAGAAATGCTCTTCCGCGTGTCCCTTGAAACGCCATTGTTTTAATTTTCCGTAAGTCCTTCCGCCACCGCCATAGGATGAAGTGTTCTGCATGTTCTTAAAAAACTTGCCAAGCATATCGACAAACCCCATGTATCCAAGAGCCTCGCTCGATGTACCAAGCTCGATAAAATCATTCGGGGATGCCGTCGCCGTCGCTAATAATCTGTAGGGTAGTTTCCGCATAAATTGCGTAACTGCTTGTTTCGTTGAGCCTCGAAAGTTTTTCAGTATTGACGATTCATCGCATACAACCCCGGAGAACAATTCCCTATCGAAGTAGTGAAGCCTTTCGTAATTCGATACATAAATTGCCGCCCCGTGGTCTATCTCGCCTTCTCGGGACCGATATGCCGGGATTCCGAACTTCTCCGCTTCGCGCAATGTTTGAGCCGATACCGCAAGAGGGGTCAAAATCAATACCGGCTTATTCGTATGCCTGACTACGTTTTCAGCCCATACTAATTGCATCGGAGTTTTACCAAGGCCGGTATCGGCGAATATCGCCGCCCTGCCTTTTTTCGTCGCCCATTGTACCAGGTCTCTTTGAAACGGGAATAACCAGTCAGGGACAAATACCGGGTCAAAACCATGGTCCCCTCCGAGCTGCCGTTTCGATGCCAAAAAGTCATAGTAAGAGGACATCTTACCTCCAATAAAAAAGCCGCCTACACCGCCGGGGCTGACCCGGAGTCTTTCGACTCCCCCCGACTGCATAGACGGCCTTACTTGTTATATCCAAGGGGTCAGTCTCGGATACCAAACATTAGGCTTAAAATATAGCATGGATTTCATTATTTTGCAAGCCTAAAAGGGTATCGGATCGTCCTCAAACGGCTCCGGGTGAAGCGGCTCACTTTCCGCCCGCGGTGCCGCTTTATTCCCGTCCTGACGTTTCCCGCCCAATAGCTGCACACTGTCGGCGACGATAACCACCCGGCTATGCTTCTGCCCGTCTTTCTCCCAACGGTCCTGACGAAGCTCTCCGGAGACGGCGATTTGCTGGCCCTTGGTTAAGTATTGTGTGACAACCTCCCCTTGCTTGCCGAAGAGGGTAATGTCGAAAAAGGACGCTTCATCCTCCCACTTGTCGCCCTTCTTTACGCTCCGGTTGACGGCGATTGAAAAGGTACAGATTGCCGTACCCGTGTTAAGATACTTAAGTTCTGCGTCTCTGGTGAGACGTCCTACTAAAATAACGCTGTTTATGTCTTTCATTTTTTGTCTCCTTATATTCCGCGCCGTCTGTCGTCTTCCTGGTCTTCCATAGCGCATTCCTTGCACATACGCTTCCAGCCTTCAAGTTTTTGGTCAGCTATCTCTGATGCTACAACTTCCTCGTTACCATCAGAAATTGCCTGACTGTAATATTCACACCATCGTACAGAATCATCGTTTGTCATTGTTGTCTCCTTATGAGGGCCATTCGTTTAGACTTCCGTAATGCGCGGAAGTTGGGTCTATTTCATGCGATACCTGCTTCCCGTTCGGGTTTATTTCGTCGCTTCGGGGGTCTTTGTTACCGGACGGGATGTCCCGATAAATAGGTGCTTTTTGGGACATATTTTCCCCATTATCGTTATAGGGCGGGATGAGGGCTTCATCACATAGCTTTTCTATTTCCATCAATGCGCCCGTATCCCCCGATACATCGTCAA